CTTGTGTTCCAAATGAATATTGACCTGGTCCCACAACAGGATGACTAGTATTGGATCCATGGCCCGTGACAGTCCAACCAGTTGTGTTGGTAAAGTTAGGATCCGTTACCAGATTTCCTGTTACATTTTGTGCGTTACATAATAAAGAAAACATCACCAGCACAAAGGCTAGTGTTGTTTTCATTCTTTAACGGGTTTAGGTATACGTGATGGGTCGGATTCCCAAACCACTTTGGCTTCAGAACCAATCTTGCCATCAACAGGACAAGGTGTGCCAGCATTCATCATTGCATCAAAAACCCTACGGTCTTGGCAAAGTGAAGCAACCGCAGCAACCTTCATACCCATATCATACAGGTTTTTGGATAACTTAATACGTTCACAATTGTAATCTCTTGCAGTTCCGCCTACGGAGATGCCTAGGATTTGTGTTTGTACAGCGCCAGAAGCAGCCACAGCACAAACATCGTTGTTGATTACAGTGATACCTGGAGCAATTGCTGAAGGTGGTGGTGATTTTACAGTAGTCTCACTAGTGGAGGTTACTGAACTTTTAGAAGTCGAATCAGTTACGATAGGGTCGGATTGTGCGACCACTGATGATGAAACCATAACAAAAAGAACCAACACTGGTAACTTTTTGAACATTTTTATTCCTTTTAAATTTGCCTAATTAGCTTGTTGCCTTTTATTACTGCATGATGTATAATAACGGTGTAACGTTGATGGTCGATGAACTTGGTGTCAAAATTTCGACCATATATGTATTTATGTATTCTGTAAACATTAGGAGATAAAAAAAATGGATATTATTGCAATTAAATTAATTACTGGTGAAGATGTTCTTGCCGAAAAAGTTGGTGAGGATGAAACATCTTTAATTTTAATGAACACTGTTGGTATTGCTGTGGTACGTGGCAAAGACGGACAACCTAACGTAGGTTTTGCACCATTCCCACTACACGCTGAACAAAAAACGGATCAAGAGCTTGTAATTGCTAAGAAACATGTTGTATACTCCTATGTTCCCGCTGAAGATTTTATTAGTAACTACAAACAAATTTTCGGTTCAGGTATCGTATTACCTTCAACACAAATTATCACAGGTTAATGGCAAATTTCTACACAAACGTTCAGAGTATCGGCGGTAAGATTCTTTACCGTGGTGTGATGGATGGTAAAAGAATTAAACAACGGATTGATTATGATCCGTCTTTATACATTCCATCAAAGCGTGAAACCAATTACAAAACTTTGAATGGCCAGTACCTCGACAAAAAGACATTCGATGGTATTCACGAGGCAAGAGATTACGTTAAGCAGTTTGCGAATGTACAAGGTGGAGTTAAAATCTATGGCAACACCAGATATGAATATGCATTCATTGCCGATCAACACAAAAAGATGGTTGACTGGGACCAAGAAAAGATTTTAATTGGCATTGTCGATATTGAGGTTGGTTCAGAAAATGGTTTCCCTGATCCTTATCTTGCAAATGAACCTATCACTGCAATTGCTATAACATACACCAATGGCCAAACTTATGTGTTTGGTTGTGGTGACTATGTGACGCAAGGTGATGAGATGTATGTCAAATGTAAAGATGAATGGTCTTTATGTAAAAAGTTCTTACAACTCTGGATGGCAAAATGTCCTGATGTGATTACCGGTTGGAATACTAAGTTCTTTGATATTCCATATTTGGTGAATCGTTTTCGTAAGATTCTAGGTGAAGATGAAGCTAGAAATTTATCTCCGTGGAAATATATCTCAGAACGCAAAACCAATATCAATGGTCGTATGTTAATTGCATACTCACTTGTTGGTGTTGAATCACTTGACTATATTGAATTATACAAATGGTATGCACCAGGTGGTAAGTCACAAGAATCCTATCGTTTGGATAATATTGCTCAAGTTGAACTTGGTGAAGGTAAGATTTCATATGATGAATATGATAACCTTCATGCCTTGTATCGTTTAAACTATCAGAAGTTTATTGAATACAACATTAAAGACGTTAAGTTGATTCTGAAGCTGGAAGATAAGTTGAAGTTGATTGAATTGGCTTTAACTCTTGCATACGATACCAAATGTAATTACGAAGATGTATTTGCACAAACACGTATGTGGGATGCACTGACATATAACCATTTATTGAACAAGAACATTATTGTACCACCTCGTGACGTACAGGACAAAGACGCAGCATTCGAAGGCGCATATGTTAAAGAGGTGCAAACAGGTTTACATCATTGGGTTGCCAGTTTCGACTTGAACAGTCTATATCCACATTTGATGATGCAATATAATGTTTCACCTGAGACACTAATTGAACCTCAAAACTATACACCTGAAATGCGTGAAATCATTTCTTCTGGTGTTTCTGTTGATAAGATGTTATCAAAATCTGTTGATACATCCAAACTAGAAAACGTTACACTAACACCGAACGGTCAATTCTTTCGCACAGACATTCAAGGCTTTCTTCCAAACATGATGGTTGAAATGTACGAAGATCGTAAAAAGTTTAAGAAGTTGATGTTGAAAGCACAACAGGAATACGAAGATGAAAAAGATGATTCTAAAAAATATGAGATTGAAAAACGAGTAGCTCGATTTAATAACTTGCAATTGGCGAAGAAGGTTTCACTTAACTCTGCTTATGGTGCTCTTGGTTCTCAGTATTTTAGATTCTATGACCTACGTATGGCATTGGGTGTTACTTCTGCTGGTCAGTTATCCATTCGATGGATTGAGGCGAAGATTAATGCTTACATGAATAAACTTCTCGGCACTGAAGCTGATTATGTTATTGCATCAGATACCGATTCTATCTATTTGCGCCTTGGTGAACTGGTTGATAAAGTTTATGGTGTTGATGGCCAAATCGGTATGCCTAAACAAAAGATTATTGAGTTTATGGACCGTGTGTGTGAAGATAAGATTCAACCATACATCGATAAGTCTTATGAAGAACTTGCCGAATATGTACATGCATATGACCAAAAGATGCAAATGAAACGTGAAGGTCTTTCGGACAAAGGTGTGTGGACTGCCAAGAAACGATACATTCTAAATGTGTATAATAACGAAGGTGTTCAGTATGCTGAACCTCACATGAAAGTCATGGGTTTGGAAATGATTAAATCATCCACACCTTCTGCTATTCGTGAGAAGATGAAACAGGTTATTAAGTTGATGATGACTGGTACCGAGAATGATGTACAGAAGTTTATTAGTGATTTCAGAGAAGAATTTAAGAAGTTACCACCAGAAGAAATTTCTTTCCCTCGTGGATTGAATGGGCTTAGCACATATTCAGATTCGGTAATGATGTACAAAAAAGGTACACCAATTCATGTGAAAGGTGCCATACTTTATAATCACCACTTAAAAGCAATGGGACTTGAAAAGAAGTACCAGATAATCCAAGAAGGTGAAAAGATTAAGTTTGCCTATTTGAAGATGCCAAATCACTTCAAAGATACCGTTATTTCTTTCCCTTCTAGGATTCCTAAAGAGTTTGGGCTTGACAACTACATAGATTATGATGTACAATTCGATAAATCTTTCGTAGAACCAATTCGTGTAATTCTAAACTGTATGAAATGGAAAATCGAAAAGACTAATTCTCTTGAGGACTTTTTTGGATGATATTTTTAACCTTCTTTACTGCAATTGCATTATCAGTAGTTGCTGAATATTACTCTGTGGTTGGACTGGCAACAATTTTCCCTGGTGCATTTTGGCCAGTGGTGTTGATGGGTGGAACTTTAGGTTTAGCAAAACTGGTGACCGTGTCTTGGTTGTATCGTAACTGGACAACATCACCATTCTTTATGAAATCTTATTTGTCCATAGCAACAATAATTTTGATGTTGATTACCTCGATGGGTATATTTGGTTACTTGTCCAAGGCACACTTGGAACATTCTGTTGATAATGCACCGTTAGTTGAAAGACTTGCAGTATTGGATGAAAGAATAAAGACCGAGAAGGAGAACATTGATGTTAATCGTAAGGCAATTAAACAGTATGATGAAGTTGTGGACCAAACGATGGGTCGAACAACGGATGAAAAGGGTACCGATAAAGCGCAAGCAATTCGCCGTTCCCAACAGAAAGACCGTATTAGAATATTGCAAGAAATTAAACAGTCACAGGAAGTTCTTGCTAAGTACTCCGAAGAACGTTCACCTATATCTAATGAGTTCAAAAAGGTAGAGGCTGATATTGGACCAATAAAATACATTGCAGCATTGGTCTATGATGAAAAGTCAGATTCGGAATTTGTAGATAGAGCGGTGCGATTGGTTATTTTGTTAATCATTGTTGTGTTTGATCCGTTGGCAATTTTGTTATTGATTGCTGCTAATATGTCATTGATGAATTCACCGAAGAAAGTGTTTATTTCCAAAGAACAAATTTGGCCAATTGATAAACCAGTTGAACCTGTTCCAGAAAAAAAGGAAGTGAAGGAAGAAGTTGTTATTAAGAAAGATAC